ATTGAGTTTTATTTATATTATCAAATACATGATTTAATATAGGACAAGGTATTTCTTGAACAGCACCGGCATATCTAAAAAATTGACCATCGGCCATCCAGTAAGCTACATCATCTATAACTATAGCACTATTTAATCCAACAGCACCACAATCATTACCGAGTTGACGAAAACCAAATATAAAAGGTGGACCAATAAAAGACATTGATTGAAGTGCTGTATCTGTCCATACAAGTATTGTTCCTTTTGCAGCTTTAGCTGCTCTTATTTCACTACCACCCGCAATTCTTTGTGAGCCCGCTGAGTTAGTTGCATTAGGCGCCCAAAAATTATAATTTTCTTGATCTGACCATCTTATAAATAATTTATCTTGTGTACTAGGTGTACCAATAGTAGTTTCTGTTCCCATACAAATTAAATGTCTAGTTTCTGTAGATACTAATGATAATGTAGAAGCTGTAGGAGCATTTGCAATCTGTGTAGCTGGATTATCGCTCATTCCTCCTGTTTGATCCCATTCATAAGTAGCTCCATCTCTTTGAGTTAATATTAAATCTTCTCCCCAATTATTCAAAGACCACTGTCTCATATCTAAAGTTACTTCTGAAGAAGTTCTAGGAGTATTCCATGTACTTTCTGAATATGTACCTGCTGACCAACCGTATCCAAAAGTTTGTACACTTGGTCCAATATTAATCTGATATTCGATATCAGCATTTGCTGTATCAGTAACTGTAGATGTAGCTGTACCAGGTGTAGTTATTGTATAAGCATTTGTGTTATTAACACTTACAATTTCAAATTCATTTTCTAAATCAGTGGTAGTAATTCCTCCTACGTTTGCTGATACATTTGAAATAGTTATAAAATCACCTAAAATAGCTCCATGATTAGAATGATTTACTATTACATTAGAGCTAGTATTAGAAGTAGTAAATACAGTAGTTAAACTATTGGATTGTCTAATAGGAGTAATATCTTGATTAGTACCACCTTGATAAACATAAACTTTTCTATCTCCACCAAATGCTTGATAACGTGTACCATTTAAACTAATCCAAGAAGCTAATGTTGAAGGTCTTCCTACATAATAATCTTGACTAAATTTATTCCATCCTCCAATTTTTTGAGGTAAACCTTTTCTAAATCTAATTTTATCGCAATCTGTCCATCTACCTTCTGCACCTGTTTCGGTGTTTTCAGTATCTAAACCAGGTTGAAAATTTAATTGTGTTAATGGCATATTAACATAATTATACAGTAAAATTAATGTAATTCTATATTTTTTTTTGCAGTATTAAATTCCAAGATAAATTATCTATTAATTCATCTATATTAAAATCTTTTTTATTACTAGATTTAATATATTCGTGTAATTCCTCTAAATCAAATAAAACCCATTCTTTTTCAGCTTCAAATACCATTTTATCTGCTTTTGATTTAAAGTATCCTACTTTTTCTAATCTATCTTTAGAGGGTTTTAAAGGCCTAATATCAAATTTAAAAATTTGATTACCATTTTTAAGTCTTCCTTCTATATCCCATATTTCGTTTTTTCTTTGATTTTCTGAAGGATAAGTAATATCTGTTAAATAATTAATAAATGACTTCATTAATTATTTTTTTTAAACCAAGATGGTAGACCTAAATGAGGACGCTTATCAAACATATTTTCTTTAGCGCCAGGTGTTTCACGATTATTATAATGAAGAAACACTTGTACGCATTCATTACCTTTAAATGGTTTTCGCCAATGTTCTAATTCACAACCAGAATATACTAACATATCTCCTTGTTTTAAATTTACTTCAATACCTTTCATTCCTTCTTTACCAGATGGCTCTAAATAAATTGGCCAAGCATCACCACCTAAATTCATAGTAGTTGATATTTCACAACTAAATCTATCTTTATGTCTTTTAAGTTCATCACCTTTTTTATATATTCTTGCATAAGTATAAGCTGGATATAATTTTAAACCTGTTGTTTTTTCCATAATCGGTTGACATTTTAATAATAAAGTTTCCATAGCTATATCTGAATAACAAGAATACGTGTTTGGAATCTGTTCATTCTCGCCTTCATAGTAACCTAATAAAGTTTCGTATGGAGAAATATATCTAGCTTGACGACAAGTATCGAAAACTTGTTTTTGCATTGCAAAATAATTTGCAACAAAAACCGCTAAGTCTTTTGATATAGCTTTTTTAATAATTGTATATTTATTTTTTTTAAATGACATCTTTAGCCATTCCTTTCGGTACCGCTTGTATATTCCAATGTATAAATCTAAATGGTTCTATTCCATAATCAATTGCAAATTCATGTTCTAAATATCCTGGAAATATAAATAACGTTCCTGGTTTAGGTTTAAAATGAATTAAATCTGCACTTGGTAAAACTTTAGTAGTATCTTTCATTTTTAATTTTGTAGTCCGAGCACCAGTTCTAGGATCATGAAATATAGGATACGATGTTTTTTCACTAGATTTTAAAAAGTAAAATCCAGATACATGTTGATTCCAATGTATATGAGCTGAATGATTTCCTCCGCCATTTTTAGCAAACTCTTGTACCCAAAGTTCAGAAAACATAGTTGTATATTGTTGCATATCAAAACCTTGCCAATCTAAAAACTCCCAAGATTTTTGACCTACATAATTTCTAAAATCAAAAAAATCATTATCTGCTAAAAGAGGTGTTGAATGATAAGACGTTCCGAAATCACCGTATTTTTTAATAAAATCTTTTTTTTCTTTTTTTGCATTTTTAATATATTTATCAGAAGCTTTATTTAAAGACTTAATAAAATCTGGTTTATATTCTACCCATATAGGTGTTTTAAAATTTTCTAATAATTGCATTTTAATTCCTATTACATTCAGGACCATGCCATTTTAAATTATGTCCATTAATTTCTTTAAAAAAAGTGATTAACGTTAAACGTTCTTCATCTAAATCCTTTTCAATAAATTTTTGTGCTGCATGCATTTGTTGACTATCAAAAATAATTATTCTATTTTTTCTAGATTTAATAGATATAGTTTCTTCAAAGTTATCATTATTTTCTTCTAAATATTTAAGTTCATTTTTAAATTTTTTTTTAATATATATTTCTTTTTTCTTTTCTGTATTTTTAAGAGTATTAAAATTTTTAGATTCAAATATAGAAGTTCCACACTCTTTATGTTTTGACAGATAAATTATAGCAGTTAAAATCTCAACATCTTGATGAATCCAACCAGGATTTGTGTAATCTTTAGATATTTTTTGAAATGTTGAATGTGCATTAAAATATATATTTTCAAAATTAAATGGCCAAAGTAACTTTATTATTTTACTTGTTACAAAGTTAAATAAATCTACATTAATTTCGTGTAAAGGCAAGCTTCTTTTTCCTGGCCAACGTCCTTCTTCATTAGAAAAATATTCTAATTGTTTAGCGTAATTAATTACTTCATCAGGATTTCTAAAAAAATTATCATATATTAAAGTAGGTATTAACATTTTATTTAAAAGGATAACCAAGGTTCCACATAACCAATGAATATCTTACTCCTTTCGTTACAGGTTTAACTCTATGCCATACAAATGAAGGAAATACAATAATAGAGCCTTTAGGTAAAATTTCTTTTGCCTGTTTTAAATGTTTAGCTTCTTCTCTCATATGAGGTTCATAGTTTCTAAAATCAAATTCTAATTCACCTCCTTCATATTCCGAGCCGTCTGTAAGTTGACAAGTCATTGAAAGTTTTCTGACTTTTCCGTATTCGGGACCTTGTTTATCATAAGGTTTATTCCAATCATCACAATGCCAGTCATAATATTGATTTAATTTATATTTTGTAAATTGACAGGACTCTGATCTACTCCATTCAAAATTCCAATTTGCAGCTTTATTTGCATAATTGACATATGGATGTAATTCTTTATATATCCAAGGATCATTTAACCAAACTATATCAGAGTTTCTTTTTTGTTTTAAATTTTGTATCTGTTCTTTTGATAATTCTTCGTCTTCAAAGCCGCCAGTTCTAGCCATTGTTTCTGATTGTGATAAACCATATTTAATAATATCATCACATAATTTTGGTGGTATTGCAGAAGTAAAATACCAATAATGATTAATCAAATTCATAAATCTATTTTAGATACAAGTTTTTTTTCATCTACAAAATACACATAATCTAATTCACTTTTTTTTAATAATTCTAATGCTTCTTCTTTTTTATGAACTAAAGGCTCTCCAGCTAAATTAAGACTTGTATTTAATAGAATAGGACACTTATTTAATTTATAAAATTTTTTTAATAATGTAAATAAAAAACCTTCAGAAATTGTTTGAATTCTACAAGAGTTATCTACATGTACTATACCTGGAAATAAATTTTTTGTTTTATCTTTACATTTAAAATTTACTGTCATATTTAAAGATTCATTTAAATTAAATGTATAAAAATAATCTTTAAATTTTTCTTTTAAAATTACTCCTGCAAACGGTCTATACCATTCTCTTTTTTTAATTTTGTTAATTATATCTTTACAATTTTTATTTCTAGGATCAAATAAAATTGACCTATGTCCTAATGCTCTAGGACCTGCTTCGGGTGATCCATCAAAAATAGCAACACTTTTTTGTTTAGATAACAGTTTGCAAATATCTTCTTCAGTACATTTTACACCTTTGTTTATTTTGTTATTTTCGTAGTAGTGATAAAAATTATTTTTTGGTTTTATAATTTTATTATCTTTAGTTAAATTTCTATATTTATAATAAGCAGCACCTATCGAAATTCCTGTGTCATCAGATACTGGTTCAAAATAAAAATTTACTTCAGGTAAGTTTTCTAAATAAAAATTATTTGCCACTACATTTAAACCATATCCACCAACTATACATACATTTTTTATTTTAGTTTTTTCAACGTATTTCTTAATTAATCTTAAAACTTCTTTTTGAGTTTCTACTTGCACATGTTTTGCTTTATCTGCGTAAAATTGATAATTATCTTTATTAATATCTTTTGTAATTTTATCTTGAGCACCTTTAAAAGTACAAACACTCTCTTCACCATCATAATCAATTAGGTTATTAAAATAATTTGATATAGGATTACCCTCTAAAAAAAGAGAAGGATAGTTTTTATCTTTTCCATAAGAAGACAATCCCATAGTTTTTCCATTTTCTAATATATCTTGTTTAATTAAAACAGTTGCTGCTTCATAAACTTTAACAATAGAATATTCGTTATCTATATTAATTTCACATTTTGGATAATAATTTTCAATTAATTTTTTTAAACTATCTTTATTTGTAGCTTTGTGTGGATTAGTCCAAAAAGATTTGTATATTGGAATAAAGTTATCGGGATAAGAACATAAAAAAACAGTTTCAGATTCTCTACAAGTTTCTGTATCGTTATTAAAAAATATTGAGCCGTTTCTATCTATAACAAAAGTTAAAGCTTTTTTAAAACCACTATTATAAAAAGCTGAAGATGCATGACATAAATGATGTGTAAGAGAAGAAAAATTTTCCATTTCTAAATTAAATATATTTTTTATATGTTTTTTAAAAATATTGTAAGAGCCACTATAATTTGAAGGAGTGCAATATAGTATGTGATCTATTTTTTCTAGATTTTTATTTTTATATAATTGTAAACTTTTAAGGGAAGATTTATCTCTTTTTAATCTACTTAATCTTTCTTCTTTACAAAAAAATTCTATCTTTCCATTTTTAACAACACACACAGAACTATCATGTGTAATGTTAAATGCTAAAACCCTCATTTATTATATCTTTATATCTTATAGTTAGTATAAAATTTAAATTTTCTTTTTGATGATTAGATATAATATAACTATTTGTAGAGGGAAACATAATAAACATATTATTTTTTAATTCTATATCCCAGTTTTGATTTTTTATTCTATTATTATCATAGTTAATTCTTACAAGACATTGATTTACATCTACCCCATAAAGCAATGTAAAATCAGATGAATTTTTAAGGTCTAACAAATCACAGCCTAATAAAGGTAATGTTAATTCATTTGATTTATAATAGTTTCCAAATGTTGTTTGATTAATAATTCTAATATTATAATTTAAAAAAATGTGTTCTTTTATATATGTATTTAATTTATCCCAATCTTTTGAAAATTTAAAACTTTTATTATCTAAAGAAAATTCTAAAATATGTTTTGATAATTTATCTCTATTAATTTCAAAACCAGCAGGCATTTTTACATCACCATAATATAAAGCCTGTTCAGATAAAATTTGTTTTTTCACAAAAAAAATTAATTAAAATTATCTGTTAAATCCCAAGTTTGATTAGTTTCATTCCAGATATAACCCCAACCATGAGTACCCGCCGCTATTTGATCGTTCTGTTCCTGTGTTAATGTTGGAGCATCTCCTATTGGAGACTGCCATCTTGCTTCTGAAATATTTTTTACCCAAGAAGGATAAGGTTGTGAATGCCAAAATATTTGATTATCTTCATCCCAAGTCATACCTATTCCTGCGTAATTACCCCTAAACGGAGTTCCACCTAGTCTATGTTTATTATTGAATGTGTTATATGAAGTTTGAATCCATTTGTTTGCAGGCCAATTATTATGTTGTTCTAAATATTGTTGACCTACTGTTTCATCTTCTACATTACTAGAATTTAGCATGTTAGAATCATCTAAAGTTAATACTTGAATAACTTGATTATCATTATTTATTTTTGCGAAATGTGCCATAAATTTATTATATATATTTTAAAATTAATGTCTACTATTGGAATTTATATCTAATAATAACAATTCCAGAGCCACCGTTTCCTGCATCGCCTGAAATACCCCATCTTCCAGCGCCGCCTCCGCCGCCTGTGTTTGATGATCCAGATTGTCCTGAGGTAGAAGGGTTAACTCCAGCGTTTCCTCCGCCGCCAGCTCCTCCAAGTCCTCTTGCAGTTGGAGGTCCGTTAGTTCCTCCGCCGCCACCGCCACCTCTTGTGACAGGACTATTATTTATTGAAGAAGTTACTCCACTTCCACCATCTCCGCCATTTTCGGATGGAGCTCCAGCTTGACCTGCAGCGCCTGTTCCTCCGCCGCCGCCTGCTCCTTGTGAACCACCGCCACCGCCATTGCCTCCATTACTACCTTGAGGTGGACTTACTGGAGGTGAGTTTCCTCCTCCACCAGAACCTCCATCTTTTCCACCTCCGCCGCCAGAACCTCCAGAGCCTCCGTTTGAATTATATTTTGCACCACCTCCGCCTCCTGCAGATGTAATAGAACTAAAAGTTGAACCCGAACCAAAAGATGGACCAGGAGCTGGACCTTGGTCTCCAGTTCCTCCGTTTGAATGTCCAGTGCCTCCGCCACCTATTGAAACAGGATAACCTTGTGCTGCAACTGGTAATGCAGCTACACCACTACCTTTTGGAGATGCTGAATAACAACCTGAAGCTGCTCCAGATGATTCTCTATAACCACCTGCTCCTCC